CCCCCCCCCACCTCGACTGGTCGCAATACACCTTTGCTCTAAAGATTGTTGGCGATTCTATGGAGCCTGATTTTAAGGCTGGTGATGTGATAATCGTGGACCCGGAAATCGAACCAGCCCCTGGGGAGTTCGTGGTTGCGAAAAATGGCGAACACGAGGCCACATTCAAGAAATACCGCCCCACCACTCTTGCAGAAGATGGCAGGCAGCACTTTGAATTGATACCGCTTAACGACGATTACCCTGTAATGCGAAGCATTGATCGCCACATCCAGATTATCGGGACGATGGTTGAGCACCGTATTTATCGCCGGAAGAGATAGTCAGCATCATAGGCAAGGTAGTTAAGGCGCAGTGGCCTGAAGAGACGTTCGGGTGATAGGTCTAATAAGAGAGAGGTCGCAGAGATGCGGCCTTTTTTATTATCAGTTGCATGCATATTTTATTTAATAATGCTTGCTTGTTTATTTATACAGTGGTTAAATGCAAGCACATTTCACAACAATGGTACTTGCATATGTCTAATGAAGAGAGCACGAAACCTACTGGAAAGGCAAAGGGTGGAGTGGCGCGCGCAAAATCACTTACCAAAGAACAGCGCACCGAAATTGCAAAAAAGGCAGCAGCTGCTAGATGGAAAGACAAACCGCTTAAAGCAACTCATATGGGTAATTTTAACGAGCAGTTTGGAATTGATGCAGAGTGCTTTGTGTTAAATGATGAATCCAAGACGGTTGTTGTTACCAAGAAGGGGTTGGCGCAATTACTCAACATTGGCGATACCGGCAAGACTGTTGACGAGCTTCTCAACGCTCAATATATGAGCGATTTCAGTGATCGCGAATTGAGAGATAAGTTCGAAAATCCTCTTGTTTTTCAATATAGTGGTAAGTCGAAAAACATTAACAATGCCCACGGTTTTGATATTACTGTCATCGTGGATATTGGTAAGGCATTAATCGAGGCAAAAGAAGCTGGAGCGTTACCTTCCTCACGTTTGCGCTCGGCGGAAGCAGCGCAGCGATTGATTAATGCTTCGGCTAAATCTGGAATAAAGGGTGTTGCATACGCCCTTGCTGGCTACCAACCAGAAGTACAAGAGGTCATTGATGCCTTCAAGCTGTATGTAAGGGAGGAAGCGAGATCATGGGAGAAAGAATTTCCTGATGAGCTTTACTATGAATGGTACCGACTGTACGAATTAAAAAAGCCTGAAAAAGGTGGTCACCCTGGCAATTTCCGCTGGTTCACTGAGCGTCACATTTACGAGACGCTTGCTAAAAGTGAGGGCAAAATCCTTGATCTTGCAAAAGAAAACCGAGAAGAAAATGGAAAAAGGGGTGACAAAATACACATGTTTTTATCTGACGTAGGCGTAAAAGCGCTTAGACGCCATATTGGTAAAATTATCGGTATGGCTTCAATGTGCGAAACCAAAGAACAATATGAAAGCGCACTGGAGCGTGTTTTTAAATAATCACCCAACCCGGCCACGGCGCCGGGTTTTTTATTGCCCTTTCCTCACCAGTTCCGCAGCATCCCGGTTAGCTCCCTTTCCTATAACATTCCCGGTTACCCTCCTGTTGTGCTCCAACCTTTCCACAAGGTTATCTTTGGTTATAGGCACCTGAGCCGCGACCAAATCAACCACGGCAAGTCCTATCGCATTCAGAATTAAACCCGCCTTTTCGTCATCCATATAACCTCCACCGCCCATTTTTCGATCAATAAAGCATATCACAATCAGTTATAAACGGGATTTTGCGAAGAAGGTAGCGAAAATTATTTGCTTTAAAAACAAACACATTTGTTTAAATCGATTAATTTTACAGTTTTATCTGTTGACGCCATTACAGTTTTATCTGTATCTTTACCTCAACAGCAGGACGCTGGTAGCCAAACGGAACAGATTGGCATCGCTCTTTAACTTCGACGGTGCGCTGACAAAGCGCGAACAGATACCAAACGAGATGGGTTTGGGATTGGATGAATGAGCAGGCTGATGCTCGACCGATGTATTCACAGCGCTCATGGCAAGCAGTAACCAATCTGCGCCTCAAGACAGAGTCACTGGTAGTGCGGGCGCTCTAACCAGTAAGCCGGAGATCAGCGCCGGCCATCCAATCACCAAAGCTATTTCACATGAGGACAAAGCCATGACGGTTATCCAATACGGTTCTTCAGTATCAGTTGGTAACGCTAAAACTCGCCGTCATGAGCGGCGCAGAAAGCTCGCTATCGAGCGTGACGCTATCGGCAATATCATCGACTCCATTTTAGGTTGCGAGGCTCCTGACGCTTCTCAGGAAGAATCACGCAAGCATGCAAGCCGAGTTGACCGAGCCACTTCGCTCGTTTTTCCGAAAACAGATAGTAATAACGGCTCTGTATGCCTTCCTAATGTAGCGTTGTATGCTGCAGGTTATCGGAAGCAAAAAACCATCACAGCTCGGTGAATCTAATGGCGGCGAAAATTACGATTAAGCCTGGCAAGGATAACAGCAGGAATAGAAGGCGAGAAAGAAGGAAGCAAGAAAGGGACGAGGCTGATAAGGAGGCATCAGCAGAGAGGATGAAATATCTTGAATCACTCGGTGGGTTACATGGCGTTCTAGCAGAAAAAGCTGTCAGTCAGCCGACGGAGGCAGTAAAAGACTCGCAACAGGCAGAGGAAGGTGGTTGTGATGCAATGAAGATGCGGGTTAATCACGCGCATCAGCGAGACAAGAGAAAGAAATGGTCATAAACCCGCTTAGGCGGGTTTTTTATTGGAATTTTCCCGCCGAAATGCGGGAACAGAGTTTAACCAAACAGGAGGTGCCGAAATGGTGCACTAACGCGGTTAGACCGCAGCCGAAAGGCAATGCAGCAGTAATGATGCTGCCCTGAGTCGCCATTGAGCGAGCCTGCTTAGCATCGGGTCAAGGTTCTAATTAAAAGTAGCTCCGGTAAAGCAGCGCGAAAGCCAGACGCGCACCGGTTATTAGCGGCCAAATGGCGACAGATACTCAAGGGCATGAGCGCAGCCACTGCGAGAGTGTGGCCCAAAGGGAAGTTAGCTTTGTGGTGCGGGTAAGACAACGGCCTTGTGAATAAGCACATCGGATCGAAATGCGAACGTGATGCCCAATCGATAGCTGTTAGAAGCATCAAGGTAGCCCGGTAACTACCTGCACCACCAAAGCCAACCATCGGAGGTCAATATGACAGTAGTCATCACTATCCTGGCTGACGATAACGCCAGAAACCGCCGCAGAGCTCGCAGACAGGCTCAGCGTGAACAGGCACAGCAAGACGCTTCTCTTGCTCGCCGAATCGAACAGAAGCTGTCTGGTTGCGTCAGAGCATCGCGAGCCACTTCGCTCGTAGCTATCCGCGATTATCAGGAGCCGGAAGTAACCGAACGCAAGCGTAACCCGGCGAACCGCAAGCCGGTTAACCACCCTACCCACTTGATTAACGCGCACCAGAAAATGCGCGGAAAATCGATTCCTGCTTATTACGACTGAGGTGACATATGAGCATTACTGCGACTGTAAAAGTTAAATCAATTGGCGAAATCTCCTTGTGGGGAGAAGGGTGGAACAAATACATGGACGTCGATGTTGTAGACATGGACATCTCAGGCGCTGTTAAAGCAGATGAAATTGTTAGCGAATACAGTACTGACGATATTTTGGAAGCAATTGGCGAATCTGACGTTGCGGCATGGTTGTCAGAGCAAGGATATTCAGTTTCAAAATAGGCCGCATAGTCGGCCTTTCTTTTTGGCAGCAAGCCACTTATCTGAGGTGAGATATGAACGCAGTTGAATTTACGAAATGGATGGCGGAGCAAGATATTACTGGTGCAGAAGAAAAGGCTGTTTATTACATGGCTCTGCTATGGATTCACAAGGCTAAGGAAGCAGCTAAAGCCATCGGCGAGGAGGAGTGAATGGGAGGTTGCGATAACAATGACCTGATGATCAGGTTAACAGGCGCGGTAAGCGCAGTATTCAGCCAATGCATTCAGGAAAATGAATATTACGTTGCACAGCTAGCAGTTGCTGAGTTTCTGGTTGCCGTTGACCTATCACCAGACGATGCGATTGAAGTCATGCAGCGAGCACAGGGAATGGATGCCATGACTGATGATTGCTTGGATGAGTTAATCGGAGATTTCGGTGAAGGCGCTGAATAGCAGCCGATAGCCGATTCATGGAGTCGGTTATCTGATGCAATCAGCATCATCCCCTGAAGTTGTTTGCCCTCTCCGGAGGGCTTTTTTTCGCCTGCATATCAACAGCGCTTCATTCGAGGCGTTTTCGCTATGCCAATCATTCAAACATAAGGAATCCCACGATGACATTTGCTATCGCGGGCGGTGCCGTCTTGGGTGCTGCTCAACTAAATGAATCCCTGCTCGACCTCATCACCCGCCGCATGCGCGGTATCTGCAAAACGCTTAAGGAGCTGACATGTACGGCAATCAAACAGTAAACCATCAGGCCCTTATGGCCGCGCAGAGCAAGGCGGCAATAGCGCGCTTCCTCGGTAACGGCGACATGTGGCTGGAAGCTGCAAAGCAGATGAAAGCGGCGTTAAGCATGCCCTGGTACCGGAGGCCGCAATGAACAACCAATACAAAAAGCCCATGGATTGGGATGAGCATGCATGGGTTCGACTCATGAAAGATTTGATGAAACAACAACCGAAACCACAGGAGCAGAAGCAATGAGACTGACCCTGAACGACGTCAAAGAAATCGAGCAGATTATCGCCGCGCTGGACGCAACGGATAACGAGCGTATCAGCGAAGAAGTAGAGCGTCTGGCGAAGAAAGCCAACCCGTTTATTTCGGCTCTGGCGGCGATGGATGCAGATGAGCATACCGCTGACGCTATCAGTTACCTCGAAGGCCACAGCATCGCGTTTCAGGATGCATCTGAAGGTTGGTGGATTGATGCGCTGACCGAGCGCGTTACCGCCGAGTATGCCATCGGCATCTTCAATGCGCGGCATTCACACAGGGAGGCAGCGTAATGTCATTCGATATCGTCAGTTTCGTTAAGCAGCAGGAGCCGCTTTTTTGCGGCGCAATTACCGACCAGACGGTCACATGGGCAAAGGAAAGCCAGTTCGCAATTCAGCTCTTTCAGAAAAACGACTTCCTCGCGAAGACGGCCATCAACAACCCTACCAGCGCGCAGAACGCCATTATCAACGTTGCGGCCATCGGCATAACGCTGAACCCGGCCAGCAAGCTGGCGTACCTGGTGCCGCGCGACGGCATGGTGTGCCTCGATATCAGCTACATGGGCCTGCTTCATCTGGCTCAGTCGTCCGGCTCAATTAAGTGGGGTCAGTGCAAGCTGGTATGCGCCAACGACACATACGAATCCAATGGACTGGATAAAGCGCCAACGCACAAATACAACGCGTTCGGCGACCGCGGCGAAGTGGTAGGTGGTTACTGTACCGTTAAAACGCCGGATGGAGATTACCTCACGGAAGAGATGAGTCTGGCGGAAATCAAAGCAGTGGAATCTACCAGCAAGGCCAAGAACGGGCCATGGAAGAACTTTTGGGAAGAGATGGCGCGCAAGACAATCGTTAAGCGCGCCAGCAAATACTGGCCTAAAGCGCAGCGTCTGGATAACGCAATTCACCTGCTTAACGATGATGAAGGGATGCATCAGGAGCCGGTAATGGCCTACCACTCTGAAGAGCAAATCAGGGAAGACGAGCGTAAGCGCCAGCAGGAAGTTATCGACAAGGCCAGCGACCTTTGCGATGAGATGGCGCAGGCAGAAACTATGGACGACCTGAAAAGGAAATTTGCTGAGGCGTACAAGCTGACGGCCGGCATGAAGTTGCAGCAAAACGTCCAGGCAGTCTACGCAGAATGCAAAGTCAAACTGGAGGCCGCCAATGAGCAAACTGTATGAGGTTGCCAGTGATTACTCCAGGCTGATGGATGCCGATATCGACCCGGAAGCCATGGCGGACACACTCGAAGGGATTGAGGGTGAGCTGGCCGATAAAATCGAGCAGCTGCTTGCCATCTGCAAAAACGAATCGACGTATGCGGAGCGCCTCAGGGATGAGGCAAAGAACCTGACAGAACGCGCAGTGCGTATTGAAAACAAGGTCGCAAATATCCGCTCCTACATCGCCACATCACTAGAAACCGCCGGTAAGAAATCAATTCGCGCCGGTATTCATCAGGTAACAGTTCGCGCGCCTTGTCGTTCTGTGGAGATAACCGACAGCGCCCTTCTCCCTCCTGAATACGTCGAATACGACACGGTGATTAAGCCCGACAAAATGGCTATCAAGCATCTGTTGGAGGGCGGCAAGGATGTGCCTGGCGCGACACTGAAGACCGGCAAACCATCGCTGTTAATCAGGTAGCCGCCATGAGCGAGCCATTTAAAAAGCGCCGCGGCAATCAGCAGACGCTGGGCCGCAACTGGACTACCAACGAATTAAACCTCATCAAATCCCTAGCTGGCACCGTCCACCCTAAAGTCATCGCCCGCCAGTTAAACCGCTCATACGAATCTATCCGCCAGATGGCAAAGCGCGAGCATATCAGCCTGCGTCGCGTTTAATCATGCGCCATGGACGGCGCGAGGAAAAATCCATGATTACTGACCCGCTTATCACACCAAGCGAGCTGGCCGCTCGCGTCAAATCTCAGCCGATGCCGAGCCGCGAAGAGTTAATGGCGCGCAACAGCTTCGGCTCTGTGAATAACAACAAATATCTCAACCGCTGGCTGCGTCAAGGCGGTGCCGCATGACCGACACAGCAAAACTGAAAGCGGCGGCGCTGGCCGCACGAAC